TTTTTATAATTTAACATTAATTCTTCATTATAAAAATGTAAAATTTTAATATTTGTTATATTATCTATTTTTAATTTATCTGGAAATTTTTCTTTAATACATTTATTATACATACTTTTTGATGGTCTAGATATATGAATTATTTCACAACAATTTATTATATTATCTGGTATAAAACTTAATTGTTCTGTAATAATTATAAACTTAATATCAACAGAAATTGTATTATTTTGTTGCATATAACTATAAAAATTATCTAATAATTCACTGTGTATTTCATGAAAATATTTACATACAATTATACCTGATTTTTCTGTTTTCGCTGATATTATATCTATTATTTGTTGATAAATTTCATGCCATAATATTTTTGCATTACAACCTAACAAAGATATATCAATTTCAAAATGTATATCGCTTATTTTTAAAAAATACTGTTGTTTATTATAATTAATTAAGATTTTTTTTTCATATTTTAATTCAGAAGGACTATATTTTTTTATAGAATTTAACATTTGTGTGTATTTACCTGTTCCACTAGGACCATAAAAGATCAAATTTTTTAATTCATATAATTTATTAGGAAAATTATTATATATTTTATTTGTTTTTGAATGTAAATTTATTTTATTATTTTCTGTAATGTATTCTTCAAAATGAGTTTCATAAAATTTCATATTTTATTAATAATATAAAATTCTTTATATTATTAAACTATTTAATATAAAATTATCATTTTATCAATTTAGGTACAAATAAAACAATATAATAATTTATAAACTTTATTAAATCATTAAATTTATTTTTTAATAATAAAACAATTATAACAGCTATAACATTATTTATAACAGATGAATTAGAATTTTCTATTTTTTCACCTTCTGTTTTTGTTTCAAAAATTATATCTACCCAATCTGGTCCAAAATTGCTAATTGCGTTACGAATATGATGATGATAATGTGGATCAAAATATAAAATATGATAATTAATTACATGATATGTTGAATAAATAATTGCCCAATATAATATTATGTAATAATTAAAATGAAAATTTAAATTAAATAATTGATTTAATAATAAATTATATAAAATAATAATTATACCACCACCTATCATAAAATTTCCATAAAATTCTAATAATATATAAAATGGTTGTTTTGAAATTTTTGGATTATGATGAAATAAATGCCAATTAAATAAAAATTTATTATAATGATGACTAAAAATATGTATAAAGTACGCCCAAAATGGTAACGCTATTAATGTAATAAAGTCAATTACAATATTATTATTGTATTTATTTGTATATTTAATAATAACAATAAATCCTAATATAAAAGTAAAAATAAATGGAATATTTTTATAAAAATATTTTTGTAAATTTGTATAAATTCCATCTTTTATATTATATATATCATCATTACATTTTGTATTATTACATTCTTTCATAATATATAATATTAATATTAATATTTATAATATAAAATTAATATTTATAATATAAAACTAAAAATTTTTTTTTATAAATTTATTTATTAAACTGTATTCTTTTATTGTTTTCATAAATAATAAAGCAACAATTTTTATTAAAACAATTACCAATCCCATAAAAATCCACTGCAATGTTACTTCAGGTCGTCTTTTTTTGTCATATTTTATTGGTAACATATTATTCCCATAATCAACCATATTAAATCCTAAATGATGTTCTTCAATTGCACTTAAAGGACAATCTCCATATAAATGATTCAAAAAAAGAACAATTAAAATAATTATACCTAATGAATACAAAACAAAAAAATCATTAGAAAATAAAGCAATTATTATTGATCCATATACTAAAATCATATGAAATGATATAAATGTAATACCTAAAAAAAAATTTTTACTAGTCATTATAATATAGTAATATTTTATATAATTTATTGATAATTTATTGATGTCATTTTTATTTACATTAACTTTTTTATAAATATCTGACTTTGTTGTTCACCTAAATATTGTATTCTTTTATGATAACCAGATAAAAACCCATCTATACCTTTTTGTGTTAAATCTGGACCTCCCCATCCATAGTCATCAAAAATCATTATACCATTTTTTTTTAATTTTCTAAAACTTAAAACAGCGTCTTCTAATACATATTCTGGTTCATGATTTCCATCTATATAAATAATATCAAAGAATTCATCGTCTAATTTTGGTATTTCAACATTAGAATATCCTCTTTTTATTACTATTTTATCTTTTTCACCAGAGTTTTCTATATTATTTATAAATGAGTTGTAAATGATTGATTGTTGATTTTTATATTGAGGATATTCATCATAATCTTCCCAAGGGTCTATACAATACAATTTACTATCATTGTGTAATCCATAAGTTTTAGCAACTGATAAAATGTTAGCGCCATAAAAAGTACCTATTTCTAAATAATTTATTTGTTTATCTTTATAATTACTTATATTAACATGATTAAACCAATTATTTGCTAAACGATAATGATCTCCAATAAAGTTAGTTAACATTTATATATATAATAAAAAAAATAAAACTTTTTTAACGTAAATTAAAAAAGTTGCAAAATACTTTTTATTTAAATCACATAAACTTAAAGATATTTTTATTATTCTTATATGATTCTTGTTAAAACTATTGAACAATTTAAAGAAAATAGCATATTTTTTTGTGATCCTATAAAAAATAATGTAATGAATGAAGGTAACTTTATTAGAATATTATATTCTACTAATGATATTATTTTAAATGGAATATATTTTTTAATTACATTAAATGAAATTAATTGTGAAAAGTATTTTAATAAATTTAAATGTAATTTTAATATTGAATTAAATAAATATATTATTGATTGTATAAAAACTATTGAAGAAAATTTACTTAAAAAATATAAAATTAACAAAAATCCAAATTTTAAAATATACGAACAATTAAAAAATGGTAATATTAAAATTTTTAATGATTTAGGTAATAAACCATTTCAACAATTTATTTTAAAAATATCAGGAATTTGGGAAACAAATATGAATTATGGTTTAACATTTAAATTTATTATCTAAAACCATCAGTAGTATAATATTTTAAAATAGTAAATAAAATAATAGAAGATATAATAGTTAAAACATTTATTAAATAAATAATACTAGAAGTTACTTTTGATAGTTTACCACTTGATATAAATTTATCTGTAGATATATTTGAATATATTATGTATAACTGTAGTAATATTAGTATAACTGTTATATTACTAAATGAATAATAACTATTTGACACTTGTTCATTTATAATTTTATTTTTATAAAAAATCATCATATATAACAAGAAACCTATTATTCCTAACATCAATATAAATGGTCCTGATGACATAATTATGGAATATATTATGTGTAAAATAGATTGATTTTCTGTTGTACGCAATACACTATTAAATAAAATTAATAATATCATCATAATACCTAATATTAAAACAGAATAACCACTTATATATGCACCTAAAGATAATTCACCTTGTGTAAAAATTCCAATAATAAATGCAATCAACGCTGCAATTATAAATGCTTTATATATACCAGAATACCAAATATTCATTAATATATATAAATATTTTGTTTTACTTTAGTTTTTTTAGTTTTTTATTTTTTTAGTTTTTTAGTTTTTTATTTTTTGTAAATAAAATATTTAAAAATAGAAAATTATTATAATAAAATAAATATTTATATTAAATAATATTAAATACTTATATTATGAATGATTTTTATAATGTAAACACTAATCATCCTATTATTCCTAATTCACAAGAATATATGTATTATAAAAAATATGTTTCTATTCACTCTGAAGATAGAGATATGATTAAATATATTGATTCTAGTGAATTTGAAATAGAATTGCCTGAAGATATGTTAAATGTTGTTACTTTACGTTTAGTAAATTGGAATTTTCCATCTAATTATAATACTTTTTCTACTTTAAATAATAATATAAATATGACTTTTAAAATTAATTATCCTTATAATCCTGGAATATTTGGTATTGAAGATTCATTAACAAATAAAATTTTTGAATGTTTGTTTTTAACTTCTAATATTAATTATGTAATAACAATTGAAGAAGGCAATTATACTTCACAACAAATGGTAACTGAATTAACTAATAAATTTAATTACGCTGTTACTAATAGAATTCAAAAATATTTTATAAAAAAAGGTTATACAGATGAATTATCTGAATTTCTTTTAAATGAAGGTTATACAAATTTTATAATTGTTTATAATAATATTAGTGAAAAAATTTGGTTTGGAAACAATCAAGATGGATTTATTTTAACAAATGAAACACAAATACAATTTACACAACAACCTGATAATCTATGCAATAATAAAAATCAAAACCCGGATTTTAGCAATTTTGGATTACCTGGATATATTGGTTTATCTAGAACAAATATGTGTTCTGTAAACTCAAGTATACTAAATGAATTATCTGATAATTTATCGGATGATTTATCTGAAAATGAGTGTGATTTATCTGATTTAACTAATTTAAAAAATAATAGTAGTTTAGCAGTTTATAATAATATGGTTGTTCCTAGATTTTATTATGGTGATGTATTTTCTAATGATAATGGTTATTGGCTTATTCCTAATGAAAAATATCCTAATACAAAAGTTTATTGGGTTGAATCTTTATATAAATTAAAATTAACTGGAAATGAATATTTTTATATGGAAATAGCAAAACAAAATTGCATTGATGAAACAAAACCTTTTAATATAAGTAAATTTACTTTAACTACAAACCAAACAAACAGTATTGTAAATTCATCTTTTGCTAAAATTTCAATTCCAAATTCATCAACATGTTGCAATTCTCAAAATCAATTTATAAATTATGATTCTTTGCCTTACAAATATTATTATCCGCCTGCAGAGAGAATTAGAAAATTACACATAAGATTAAGATATCATAATGGTCAATTAGTCAATTTCGGAACAATGAATTATTCATTTATGATTGAATTTGTTCTTCAAGTT